GTTGGTTGTTGATGAATTAATTTTAACCTGAGTGGCACTACTGCTAATCGTTTCAGATATTGTTCCAATAACATATTTTTTGACGTATTTTACTGCTGCATTATCACTGTGTGTTGCTGCAGAGGTTCCCTCTTCACCTCTAGCAACTCCCGTAATTTGACCTGTTCCAATTGTAGCACCACTGAGTGAAATTACTTCGTTTCCAATAACTAAGAAATAATCGGCACCAACTGTAATTCCAGTAGTGGAAATGCCAATTGTTGTCCCATCAGCACTTAATGGTACTCCACCAGACGTATCAAGAGCCAATGTGGACTCCAAATAATATGAATTTATAGACCCACTGGCAGACTGTTCATCAGCAGTGCTGCCTAATGCTCCTCTAGTAATATTTGCGAAAGTTGTTCCTGCACCAGCTCCTACAAAAGATGTTACGACATCTTTACTAAAAGAATACACTCCATTATATGAATAATCGGTTGGTTTTTCTGTTCCTGCGGCAGAAACATGCGAAACAAATTTTACATCAACAGATCCACTTCCTACTTTTGTAACAATACCTTTAAAGTATCCATCTAAAACAGAAGTGCCTGCTGCTCCAGATATGACAGTATTATCGGGAACGGTTTGAGAAACCCCGAGACCAACAGATAACCCTGTTGTTGATCCTACTGAAAGGGTTTGATCTGCTTGTCCATCAATAACACCGATTCTAATTCCATTTGCCCAAGAACCTGGATTTCTGGCAAATACTACACGGCCATCAATAACATTTTCATCATATAATTTAACTTCATAGTCTTCTACACTATTAACTTTAATCGCAGATCCACCACTACGAGCATTACTTAAATTATCGTCATCAACTCTAACAACTCTCATTTGGCCACCATATGCAAGATATGATGATGCACTTAACCAATGCTCATAATGATTATCATTACTATATGATTTTCCAAAAACTTCAAGTAAATCTCTTTCTGATCCTATTACTATTGGAAGATTTACTGGACCCTGAGAAAAAGGTGCTACAAGACCACCAATTTTTCCAGTCGCAGGGTCAACTCTTCCTACGGTAAGGTCTACTTCCCTTACTGTGATTCCAGGAGATGCTAAATTAACTGGCATCTTGTTTTCCTCGCAATCCAAATTTAACTAAAAATATTTATGAAAAGGGGTATTTTCAGTGGGGAAACAATGCGTGATATTTACCAATCAGGATATTCCCAAATAATATTCCTTTTTATTGATAGTCTTTTTGTATTCACCCTTTTTTTAGTACATTCTTTACACTCATAAGAATATGATGATGCTATGGTCTTTCTATTTTTTCTTGTGAGATAATAGTCTTCAATCAAATTTTTAACTTTTCCACATACTCTACATTTACGATCAAAAAATAATAGGTGTTCTACCTCAATCTCATCATCAAAAGTCATTACATGTAATCCCACATATAAGATCTATCTCCATATTCATCGGTATGCCATCTATCACCTGAAGCATCTACAAAACTTGTTTCATCATTAAATCCATCCGAAATAAATCCAAAAGGAGACATGTCTTGTTCAATTTGATTTCTTTGTTCTTCATAAATTCTTTTACGCACATCATTATCTGTCATTTCTCTAAAATAATCCTGTGCAACCAACCAAGAAAAAATTACAAGACACATTGCAAGATCATCATTACACCCTTCTTCTGCTTCAAATGAATTTCCTTTCTGTGCAAATGTTGTGAGTTCTGATATAATTTCGTAGTCACTTGTCACTAATTTATCATCTTCAATTAGGGTTTTTAAATTTGAGCAACCTAATTTTTTAACTGATGAAGTTGTTCTGACTCCAAGTTGAGATTTTTTTCCACTAAATCCGGATCCTGCAATTTGCCCATTTCTACCTCTCATGGAACACATAAGAATATTTTCATATTCTAAGTCATATTGAAGAATACTTGCTACTTGGTCTCCAATATCATTAACTTCAATCAATAACCAAGATTGATTGTATGCATTTGCAACATCCAAAATTATATTTGGAAAAAGCATAGGTTTAATTTCATTATTTCTATATTTTCCTACAACTCTATATGGAAATTCTGTAATGTCAAAAATTATAAATGCCGAATAGTCATTGCCCAATCCACGAGCAACATCAACTGTGATTAGATAATTGTGTTCTTTATTTGGTTCTTCGTAAATATCCAATCCAGCATTTCTCTTAATTGGATCATCATATACCAACATTTTTAATTTTGCTGGATTAATTAGTGTATTGACAGATCCTAAAAACTCACATTCAAACTCAACTTTAAATTGTTGCTCGGAAGTATTTGCAATCGTTTGTTCTTTCCAAACAATATCTCTACCAGGAACTTCCGACCAATGTACTTCAGTGGGAATATATTCATTCTTACTTTTTTCCGCATCATGCCACATACGGTAGAAATGATTCATACCATGTGGTGTGGATACAATAATTACCTTGGTGTTTTTACCAGAAGTAATAGTAGGATAAACAGATGCAAAGAACGAGTCAGCAACGTGATTTGGGACGAATGCGAACTCGTCGAGAAAGAGGATGTTAAACGACATACCTCTGACAGCACTTGCAGACGTAGAAGCTGCCAATATCTTACTGCCATTTTCTAACTCGATAGAACCTTTATTCCAAGATATAATACCTTGTTGCATCCATTTAGGCAAGTTTTCATAAGCAGTCGCTAATCTTCCTAACAATTCTCTTGCGGTTGCTGCCTTGTTTGCCAATATGCCAATATTAACACTATCATTAAAAATAAGATAATGCAAAAGATATGATACCACAGTAGTAGACTTGCCGGTCTGTCGAGGCATCTTGCAGATATTAAATCTGTTATTGTGAAAATTGTGTATTAATCTTTCTTGAAAGTGATATGGATGAAACTGTGTCAAACCTTCATCAAGAGAGACAATCTTTACATAATTATTTGCAAAATAAATTGGATCATCTTTACATTTAATGAACTCAATAACTTGCTTTTCAGTAAATTCAATAGCAGTGTTTGCTTTCTTTAATAATGGATTACCAAGATATACTTCACTCATAAAAAATTACCTTTGTTCAATCCAGTTCAATACTGCGAGTGCTGCTTTGTTAGTATTAGGTGAAGCACATGCTAAAGTGTATATATCACTGATCGTTCCAATACCACTTCTACCAATTTGTAGTGCTGCCTTATCATCAATGTCTACAAGAGAAGAACCACCAGAAATCGTAAATCCACTCAGGACAATATTTCCACCAGTTGTAGCAGTAGCACTTGTGTCGTATTGGATAAAGGAGTTTGGATCTGGATGATCTGTCCAACTTGCACCAGTTAATGTTGGGTTCTCAATCAATCTCCAATAGACATTAGTATTATCATTCGTTGCTGTTTGTAGAGATCTTAACAAAGCAACAGCAGCCAATGAACCAGATTTTAATCTGAGACTTACGACTGGATAAAATGTATTTGCATCTATCAGTGTAGTTCCAGTAATCGGATTAGCAACACTTTCAAGAATACCAAGTTTCTCTGGTTCACCTTCCTGAATCAGAGAATTGGAACCCTGATACATGTAATGAGTTCCTGCAACACCAGTTACATTTTCAATCTCAACACGAATGGGTAAGAATGGAGTAGAACACCAAACAAAGTCATTAGTATTTGAATTATCAAATGTATGAGACGGAATTGTCTCATTTTGCATTAACCAGGAAAACTCTACAAGACCAGCACCATACCATTCATAGTTGATGGAAATCATCTGCTGTTTTGTTGCATCAGCAGTTACACCAGTATATCCATTACCATCAAACTTTTCACCATTCCAATTGTCTCTAGTGACTCTGGTTTCTGTAACAATGCCTGTTGTATTACTACGAATTACATAAGAATAAGTTCCACCATCATCCTCAAAGAAAACACCATTATTTTCATCAAATAATCCAAACCTTCTACGAATACCGACCTGTGGAGTATCAAGACGAATTGCAAACGCAAGAGTAGCAGCTCTGCCAGGAATGTATCTCATTACATTCTTGGTCTGTCGAATTACTTTACTTCCAGATGCAGAACCAACCTGCATTACTACATTACTGGAATTTGCATTATAAGTAGAAGTTGCACCGACTCCTACTACACTCTCATCCCAGACATCAGTTTCCTTGCCATATTGAAAAGTGTTGAAGAACACTGTCTGATATGGAGCAACCTTTAATCTGTTATTATTAGAAAATTGAGGTCTCCAGTCGGTCTGGTTTCCCCAGTGATCAGCAATATTATATACCTCAAATAGAGATCTTTCCTGGTTTAGAAAGTCCTGTGTGTTCTTATTCCACTGAGCCATCAGTCACTCCAAGTTAATCTTTCTGGTTGATATCTTTGTGCGTTTTTGATTTTTGAAGAAGGAGAATTTCCTGGATAAATTTGATGAACAATTGCACCTGGATATTCTCCTTGAATCTGCTCTGCCAATTCATTTTTGGAAAGCATTTTACCTTCTACTTCAAGACGGTATAACTTACCTTCCCAGACAACATCGGCAAAGAATGACTCTTGTGCCTGTTCTGGTTGAGAACCTCCTACATTGAGAGTTCCATTGAAATCACCATTGATGGTGATGCTTTCGGTTAAAAATTGTTTAAAACTTTTCATTAGTTACAGTTCCAACGACGGAGGGCTTTATTGATTCTGGAATCTGGGTCTCTAGCAGTTTTAGCAGAAGTGAGACGCTTCTTCATACCACTCATTCTTGAGCAGAACGACTTGCGACGCTTTGCATCTTTAGAACCTGCTTTCAATTTTGATGGTTTTTTAGTAACTGCAGTTTTCAGTTTTGAACCTGGATTCTCTCTGCGATAGGCATCAACTGCTTTTTGACTTAAACCATCGGTTTTGTCTTTGCGATTTACAGATTGCCAATCTTCATCAACCTCTTCTTCAGACACATAAAGCAATTGCTCCCCTGGTTTGTAATCAGTTACATAATAGGTATTTACTTTTGAACCGGGATAGACTTTTTCAATTTGGTCTTGAACTTCTTTTCTACTTGGTTTTGTAATTTGTGGGAAGAACAACTTAATCATGTAAAACTTTCCTCTCCAACTCAAAGTTACCACAATTATATTTCCAGTTCTTTGTGGAACTCTTACTGCTTCACCAATGTCACCACCACCATCAGATGATTCTGATGGTACAAAATCCTCTGGAGTTTCTGGTGCTAAAGATGCTGGTTTTGAGAACATATCCCAATAGTGACCACCATACTTACATTCGGTTCTTAATTCATTCTTTTTGCATTTTGGACAATATCTTTGAACACCACATTCTTCTTTTACTGATTTCCAAGGTTCTGGTTTGATGAGGTCAATAAACTCATATTCAGTTGCCTTGAAATCGTCTCTCCAATTAGAAAATTCATATCCTTCTTTTTTGACACAATTTGGATATTTTTTTCCAAACATTTTTTTCATACCTTTTTTCTCATAACCAGGCCAACACTTTTCACCGAGGTCAATTTCTTCTTTTTTAGTTTTATTTCCCCAATTAGCAGCACCTTTTTTACGGCACTTAACTAAAGCCCCAGAAGCATATGCAGAAGGCCAAACCTTATAACGAGATTTTACTTTATGATAACAAGCATCTTTTTCACCTGCTGCTTCGATCATTGCTTCTTCTGTTTTCACGTTAATTGCCTTCCCTTTTCTATCTGGATTTGGATCTTTTCGATTCTTGCGTCTAAAAGCTGCTTCTTCCTCATCTTTAGAAAGATTACGCTTCATTTTTGAAGAACCGCACTTGGGTTTGGTTGTTTGACCTGGTTGCTTTGCACAGGGTTTTCCTGCATACTTGCCGCCCAGTTGAACCCAACCAGGGGTGCCATCAGAAGAGCGACTCTTGCTAAACCAGTCACGCAAAGAACTATCACCACTTTTCGTTTCTTCGTTAGTAACATAATCTGCTGCAGTATCAATGTAATCTGCTGCTTTAGTAATTTTAGATTGAACCCAGGCTTGTAAATTACCCTCACCTTTTTTACCCATCTTCTTTTGAAGACGTTTAACAGCACTTGCTACGGTCTTTAATTCTGACCTAGCCATAGAATATTCGTGATCTTTTTTTTCTTCACTCATTTTCTTTTTGCGACCCTGGCAGTGAGCTCTCTGACTAAAACCCTTTGGGTTATTGCAGTCAATACTCTTTTTATATTTATCTGACCATTTTTCTTGAAGAGAACTCATTGCCTTTAAGTGTCGAAAAAGAACATATGGAATAATCTAGAGTCATATTTATCATATCCAAAATATTTAGACGCAGCATGAGGGCACTTTGCATCCCATATGACTAATCGATTAAAAACATTGCCAACAACATCAATATGATCCCAAGGTGTAGGATCTAAAAACTTTTTAGACCAAATTACATCAGATCCTTCAACACTAACATGCCTAATCCTTGTTTCTTTATGTGCAAGTAAAGATGTTCCACACTCATACGGAGCATCTGGTGTTAGGTAAACAGTAGCGGCCCATCTTTGATAATCTGCATGATATACTAATGGGTCTTCACAAGTGCAATACTGAAATCTTCCACACATTGTATATGTGTCTGTCCATCCAGTAATTTTTTTATTCATAATCATCTCAAATCTTTCCTTTGTTCCAGGAATTTCATATTGATGTTCAGTTCTCTTTCCTTTATATCCACTGTCAGAAATGAAATTTTGTTCCAATGCAAAATTTCTAATAGAATGTGGATCATCATAAAAATTATCTACAACCCATAATGTTGGACTTGGAGACTCATTGAGTTTTTGATTCTTTAAAAAATAATTCATATCAAATATTTAAAATACCTGGAAGTCTTTTTCCACCTTCTTTAATTGCAACTAAATTTGTGGTAACAACAGGAATATGGGGAGACATTTCCCATGTATCTAGGCGATATGATTGAAATCTAATATCTTTATTCCTAATAAATTCTGCTTTACTCTTGTCAGTATAATACCAAAAACTATGTTCATTCCAAAAACTCACATGAGTCGGATCTTGCCATGCCCCGCGTCCATCTGTAGAAGGAACTTCAATTAAAGCCCAACCACCATGTGCAAGAACCCGATGTATCTCTCTCATTGTTTTAATTGGATCTCTCAAATGCTCAATCACATGACTGGCATTCAAAACTCCAACACTATTATCTGGAAGAGGAATTCCATCATTTAAATCACAAATGATATCCGCATCATGTTGATCGATTGTCATATATCCTTCCCTGGGGTATAAACCTCCACCAAGATCTACTTTTAGTAAATTATTTTTTTCAGCATCATGTTCAGCAAGAGCATAAACATTCTCATAAGCAAGTCTTACAGTTTCTTTTTGAATCTGTGAATTTTTTTTCAAATAAGTATTGTTGCCAGTTACTCTATAAACATAAAGCGGTTTTTCTATAAAATACATATTTGTATTTAAATATGTCCTTATCATTAATTCATGATCATCACATATTTCAAGTTCTTGATTATGTCCTCCAACTTTTTTATATAAATCAGATCTCCAAGACCTCACATGATCTGGAGCATACCAAATAAATGAAAGACTATGACTACTTGGATGCCAAGAATTCATTACATATCTTTCTTCTTCACGAAACTTGACTTTCGAATATGACCAACCATGGGCCGGATTATATGGAATAAATTCCTTTTTCATGTTATATTGGATAGCATTACTGTATGCAAATCCAATATTCTCATCTTGATATGCTTTATTCAATTCTTCTAAACAATTTGAAGTAATCATATCGTCATAATCAACTTCAACCAGAACATCACCCGTTCCTTTATGAAACGCATGATGTTTATGATATCCAATATTTTTTGAGGTATTTTCTGTCCTGAAAATCTTTACCCTATCATCATTCCTAATTCTTTCTGATATATTATGCTCTTTTAAATGATTGTTCAACCAAAGAACCCATTCCCAATTTGAATATGTTTGTGCCAAAATACTATCATAAAGTTCTTCAAGGTATGGATTTTTTTTGTGTGCTGGGGTGATAATGCTAAACTTATAATTCATAATCAATAAGATTTTTCTAAATATTATAACATGAAATTTATATATGACTTCATCATTTGCAAAGAAAGGTTGGCATTATATACCAGACATTATTAGTAAACAAGAAGCAATACAAATTAAATATCAGAATCTAATGGGTGCGATTCATGATCTTGGAGGTCTTAAAACTCATTATGATCCTGAA